GCTGATGTTCCGTCTTCTGCGGAGGCATGATGAATTCACGCTTCCGATTCTGCTGCGGGATGGTCTTCACAAGTTCCGGCGCAAGCATCATGGCGGCTTTGCGGATAAGATCTGACAAGGTGTATTCCTGTCCAGTTGCCTCGTAGCCTGCCTTTAGCACGGCCACCTGCTGCAAAGCCTTTTCACGATTTTCAAGGAAAGCCTTCTCGATCTTCCGGCCAGTGCCTCTGCCAAAGACATCGGCAAGGTCGTCGGAAAGAGCGTCGAATCCTTCGTCAATCGCGGCTTCTAGCTTTTGCGCGTTCTGGTCGTCGATAAATTCCTTGACCGTCGCCTGCTCGGCGCGAATGGCCTTCACTTCGTCAACCAGATTCTTCACGCCCTTCATGAATCCTTCCAACGCTTCGTCGTTCCACTCATTCTCCTTGTTGAAGAAGAATTCAAGCGACGCTTCCAAGTCCTTCAGTCTGTCAGTCTCGTCAGACTTCTTTTCCTCCGGCTTGGCCTGTTCAGCCGTCTGCGCCTGCGTTTCGGGCTTCTTTTCCGGCGCGGGATTGGGCTTCGCGCCAGCCTCTTCACCTTGCTTCGTTTCGGGCTGCTTTTCCTCCGGCTTTGGTTCGGGCTGTGTTTCAGCCGCGGGATTGGGCTTCGCGACTGTTTCTTCGCCTTCGTTTTCGCCGGACATCTTTTTCATGCTTTCCACAAGATGCTGCATGGCCTCTTCATCGGCCTTCTCGGCATCCGTCTTGGTTTCCTGTTCGACAGGTTTCTGTGCGGCGGCTTCCGCCTCGCCTTCTGCGGCAAGCAACATTGTCAGCAATGTAATGAACATTCAATTCTCCTTGGTTTAGAGGTTAAATCCATCTATATCTTTCGGTATGTCCTTCCGCATATCCCAATGCTTTAAGACATTTCCGCTTATGCTCCATGCTTGTGAACGTCGGCCTGCCTTGGTCGTCGAAGTCGCAGTTCACACCAGCCTTGTCGTGGATGAGCTTCTTCGCCTCGGCAATCTGCGACGGATGCACGGCGGCTGATTCGCTGACCATCGGCCAAAGCCCGTGATCGCCGCTCCTGTCAAGCGTATGCTCGGCACGGTAGTCACGTTTCAAAACGGCACCGCAGTTAGGGCAATGCCGCGTGACCTTCGTGTCCTCATAGGTGATATACATCTTGGTCGTGTGGCCGTTGCAGCATTTGAAGCAGTAGAATCTTTTCGTCATCTTGGCCTCCCTATCATTCCGGCCTCACGTTCCGTCAATCCCTGTCCGCTGAAAGCCTTCGACAAAGCCGTCCGCTCGTTGCCGTAGTTCGTGGCAGGACGTGAAACACGCTCATAAATGCTGTGCGTCGGCGGCTTCTGGATTTCAATTCCGCCATCCGGCGGCTGCACGACGGGATCGCCGTATGTCAGAATCCCGTTCAGTTCGGGAATGTCGGCCAGACGCGCCACATAGCGGAACAATTCATGCAAGTCAAGCTCGATGCCCTGCTGCAAGGCAAGCTCCATGTACGGCTGGATGAACATCTGGAATATCTGCGTCAACGCCTGCAACGTCTGTTGCGGTGTCTTCCGCGTCATGGAGTAAGGCGACACCTTTATCGCGTAGTCCATGAAATCGCCAGCCTTCTGCCGCTGGTTGAACGACACTTCGATCTCGACGGTCTTGCCGATCCGCTTCACCAACGGAAGGTTGATGTAGGGATCAGTCCACATCCACCATGCGAGATGCTTCATGATCCTGCCAACGAACAGGGTAACGCTGTCCGCCATCTTCTCAAAGCGGGTGCCGCTGTTCTGGTTGAGAATCGCGTCCTGCGTGGCCGTCTGCCCCATGGGCGACAAGCCGCCAGCGACATCGAGATTTCCGGCGATGCGGCTGAAAACGGGATCAAGGCCAGTCGCCAAGGCAAGCATCTGCGCGTCCGGCCCGCCGTATCGGACTTCCTGCACGTTCCTCATATCCTGCACATGGATGACATCGCCGTCCGCGCCGTCACGGACACGTTCAGCGTCCTCCTTGCTGCCGCCAGCAAAAGCCGTCATTGTCTTCTGCCTGTCGGCTTGGTTGCATATCTTGTGCCAGACGCGCTGGATGAACATGTGCATGTCCGCCCAGACCGCCGCTGGTGCCAGCGGACAGATGTTGCCGGGCACCTTGCCGAAACGCAGGATGATATACGGCCCGTCGTCCGGCCCCGTCCAGTCCTGCTCCTTCAAGACATGCTCCAGCCCTTCGTCCATGGTGACGATCTTCCGCTCGTAGGGAAGCCATATCTCCCAGAAGATGAAACGCTCACGGTATTTGGAAGCGTCCTGCGCCGAACGGTCGGTTGACAAGTCGGACGCTGGCCTGTCGCCGCTCTGAAGCGTCGTGCCGTATCCCGCCAAGTCTATCTTGTCCAGATTCTTGTATAACTTTGATTTCCGCGCAGCCTCCGCGTCAACGGAGAAGCGGTTGCCGACGAACTGGCACTTCTTCCAGCTTTCCGCCGTCGTGTCGAAGACGAAATCGTCCTGCGAGACACGTTCCGCGAACGGCTGGCCGCCGTCTTCCGAAAAGCCTTTGAGATTCGTCGCCGCGTTGATTCCGACTTTGACTATCCCGAAGCCGAAAATCGCGTCAAGCACGACTTCCTCGATGGTGTCGTGCAGGTCGATTCCATTGCAGAGATAGTCCAAAGCCATTCGCAGCATTTCAGCATGGGGCCGCAGTTTGCGGTATTCCGTCGTAACCATCGCCTGCGGGATTCCGCTTGCCAGCTTGTACGTGTAGATGCTTGCCGCAAGCTCCATGGAATTGACTGGCGTTTCCTGCATCAAGTCGCTCATGGCGTACTCTTTGCCCGCGTAAAGGCGCACGAACTCCTGGCTTTTCCTGCGAAATTCGTCAAGCCACTTGTGCGCGTCGCGTACTGCGTCTCCAAGTCTTTGTGTTGCCGTAGCGTTCATCTGCGATGTCCCATGCTCCTAAATTTGCGATACAAACCATCGCCTAAATAACTTGCATCACTTTTTGGCCACACCAAACACAAAATGAAAATTTTTTCAGATGGCACCAAGCCAAGGCCCGTTCCTTATCTCCTGCCGAGCCGCGTCAAGACGCTTCGCCAAGCAGAATTCGGGTATCTCCGGCTCCTTGTCGTCCTCGTCGTCCATCTGACCGCCACGCAGCAGGTCGAACACCATGTTCAGCAAAGCGTCCGAGACAACCACGTCGCCGTGGCTCTGACCGATCCGCCCCAAGTCGAAGCTGCCGCCTTGGTATGTCGGAACGCCGTTCTGATCCGTCACGAACTTGAAGCACTCCTTCACAGCCGCCTTGTCACGGTTCATGAACGTCCTCTCCGCCAAGGCCCGCCGATAGCTGCCGAACACGCTTATCTTCTCTTCGGGAAGCGAATACCAGCCCGGGAACTGGCTTCGCGTCTTCGTCGCCATGTTCGTGCGGTGGAAAATGTTGGTGTAGCCAAGCCGCGCAACCTCGTCGCCGAATTCGCGGCCCGGCCCGTTCGCCTCCCAGACCATGAACGCGCCGTTGAAGAAATGCGCCAACGCGACGGCGTATCTAGCCAATTCGTAAGGCTTTACATTCGGATTCGCGTAGCAGGCGACTTTCTCCGCCGTGTCTATGTTGCCGATGGAAATGCAGCTGAACGACGCGCCCGTGCCCTCCGAAATGTCAATGCCCATGCCGTATCTGCCGGACGGGATTGTGCCGTCAAGTGCTGGCGCAACCCACATCAGCAGGTGCCCGCCTTCCTGTTCGACCAGCCCTTCGGGCCGTGCAACAGCCCTGTCAAATTCCAACTCCCCTTCAAACAGACGGTAACGGCAGACCGCCGTGATGTACGCTTCAAGGACGGGAACAGAAAAGAAGGCCCCGCCAGCCCGCGCATAGTCGATGTCCAATTCCTGCGCTATCGCCACGGGATTCCACCCGCGCCGCCTGCACTCACGGTCATACCATTTGCTGTGGAGATGACCGCCTTCCGGATGAAGCGGGCATTTCCCCTTCTCGCAGGTGTAAAGCCCCTCCCGCTTGTGCGGATGCTGGCTCCAGTGCATCCGTATCTTGACAATATCATCCCGCTTCGTCTGCTCGTAGTACGCGCCGACCGCCCCTTTCGGCGTGCTGTTGAAGATGCGGCACTCCGTGTTGTCGTTCGTCGCGTTCAAGACCTCCTGGCTCTCGTTCTCTTCGACCGCACCGAACTCGTCAAGCAGTATGCTCTTCCGACGACCGCCGCGCCCCACGTCGCCCGTCGTGCTTTCGCCGTCTATCGTGCCGCCGCCAGCTTCATTCTTCATGTGGCATTTCGCACGGCTGATTTCGGGGCACATCCATTGCGGAAGGTGCGAATTGATGAAGTCTATCTTCCAGAACAGGCAGTCGGGATCCTCCTTCTTGTCAACCAAGTCCTCCTTCCGGCTGACCATCATGAACGTGTCCATGTCGTGAAACAGGAAAAACCAGTCGTAAACCGTGAGGCAGATCCACGACGCGCCCATGTCGCGGCTCTTCTCTATCAGACCGTCTATCCCATTCATGATGCACCACTGGATAAGCCGCATCGCGTCGTCTTGAAAATCCCAAGTCACGAACGGCACGACCTTCGGCATCTTACGCAAGCCCGTCGCCTGCGGATTCCCCAAGTTGCGCGGGTCGTAGGTGAAGCAGAACATGTTCACCCAGAACAGCAGATCACGCCTGCATATCGTCCATACCGCCCGCCGCGTCGCCTCGTCCTTCCCGCAGGCCTCAACCAGCTTCTTCCGAAGCCGCACATTGCCAAGCAAGTCCTTGCCGCCGCGTCCAACGACCAGCCGCCTGTAAAACTCCGTCGTGATGCCGCCCGCGCCGTCTCCGCCGCCAGCCTTCTCGTCAGAGTCCATCCGAGCAAGAATATCCTCCGCCACGGGATGCCAAAGCAATTCCTCCGTCGTCCGCAAAACAGTCTCGCTCATTGCAGCACCCTCTCGATTTCAGTCAGAAGCTCCAAGACGCTCTCCCCGCCGTCCGCACGACGCGCCCTTTCATCCAACTCCTTGCGGCTTGGAGCCAGCTTCATGTAGTAGTCCCGAAACTTCGCCCTTGCGTCCGCGTTCGTCCGGCAGTCCACCAGCCAGAACCATGCACCCGCAGACGGCGCATCAGAGGCCTTGACCTCCTTAACCCACAGGTTGTTGTACACCCAGTGGACATCCCGCCAGTGGTCTTCGCTGCCGTCCGCGCCCTTGAACTCATCGACGGACAACAACCCCTCGTCACCGCTCAAAACGCCAGCAGGGGCCCCCTCTGGCCCGAATTGGGCCCCTTCAGCATCGCTCTTCCTTGGACGACCGACTTTTCCCATTTTCACTGTCTCCTTCAACGCTAGATAATTGGGGGATATTGCACCTCCGGCGGCGGGGGCTGCGGGCGAAAACTGGCCGCTCGATGGGGCCCCCTGTGCTTAAATTAGCTCTACTGTGTGCCTTAACCAAACATATGAGCGGCTGAAATGTCGTGTAAAATCCTAGCAGGAAATTATCACAGGTACGATTTTGCTTTTTGGTTACAGTTTAGTACAACTAGATCAAGCAAGCAGCAGACAAGCTAGATATTTTTTTATCTTATTTGTGACAAAAAACGCAAAAGTGTCACTTATGATTTATTCGCCCTCGCCCCCACGACTGCACACGCGCGCCCGCTCGGTAATGGCTTTTGCTTCTTTTCTATGACTGTGGTCTGTGGATCTCCACGGCTTGACTGGCTGTGCTGTCCACTGTGGTCCACTGTGGGCACCTTTGGCCGCTCTGCTGCTATGCTGTCCACCGTGGGCCGCTGTGCTGTCTGCTGGTCTGCTTTCACGATCATCGAGGGCAGGGCTTGACGGCATCAGCTCCAGAGATCCACGACAACAGCGGGCCGCAGGCCGTCAAGCTCCACGGGATCAGCTCCAGGGCTTGACGGCTGTGGGCTTGCTCTCTCTTTATCTCTCCACAGACAACCACACACAACAGATGTCAAGCTGTTGTGTTGTTCTGTTGTCCTATTGTGTGAAAAAAGGGGGTTGTGTTAATTAAACCCACCTTTTTTTCACACACACACAACATTTTATATGTTGTGTTATTGAATTAAATATATTCTTATTAGTGGCGACGTTAATTTTTACGCTTAAATATCGTGGTTGTAACATGTTATAGACGCAATCAAGAAAAAGCGATTTAAGGCTAAAACATTGATATTGAACATGTTATGACTGTAAGCATAAACAAGCCTAAATATTTGCAATTCAACAGATTATAAAGAAAATTAACATTTTATAGATTTTTTATTTATTTTTGTTTGACTTTTAATAAACACAGGTTAATTTAATACACGTTACAAGTTAACCTATGTTAATTTGTATAGCTCTTTGGCGGGCATAGCCTCCCGCCGCCGTCGCTCCCGCTGCTAGGTGGAGAGAGCGCAGACGGCACCAAGTAAGGCGCACGAGATAGTCAAAAGCCGAAACTTGCAGGCGGTCCGCCGCTTGCAGGTCGCTGTGGTATGGCAGACCACGGCCCGACGAGGCAGGCCAAGACAACAACCTTTAATAAGGAGCAAGCGGACAATGACGGAACACATCAACAAACTGGCAGACTTGAAAGACTTTTTGAAAGACACGCCCTCAATCGTTTTTCAAAGCTACGACGAAAATCATTTTGAGACGGACGACGGCGCCGAATATCTTGTTTTAACGGACGAGGAAGCAGACAAGGCGACGCGAGACGAAATTGAGGGCCTATTATGGGCTTTTAAGGCTGACTTTATCTTGAAGCAAACTGGATTTTCCGACAAGCTATCGTCTGGAGAATGGACGGCCATGAAAGCAGCCCTTGAAGAAATGCAAAACAAGACTTGCGAGAGCTGCAACGAATTTATTAAAGGACTGATTAACGGTACTTGCGGCCTTGATGAATTTGTGAAAGAAGCAATCAAAGCGGACGGCCGCGGGCATTTCCTTTCAAGCTATGACGGTCACGAATGGCAGCAAGGAGACTGCTATATCTACCGCACCAATTAACAGACAATGACAAGCAGCCCCGCCAAATTGAGCGGGGCCAGTTTTCAACCGATCACAACCACACCGAAAGGAGCAAGACAACAATGAAGACGGCGCAGATCAAAAAGACGTTACTGGATAGAGGTTTGACAGATTATGAAGCAGCCCAGATGGTCCAACTTGCCAAGGAAAGCCAGAAAAAGACGGTTTTCGTCGCAACTGTGAAAAGCCACAGCAGAAGCAACATGTCAGCCACCATATCAATATGCTTTCAGCACGAAAACTACTTCCGGACGCTCGATTTTTACTTGAATAAACTTTGCGGTTATCGTTGGGCCAAGAATCAGAACGGCGTGATTGTCCACGGCTGCGGATTTAACCGGATTTATGCTTTGCTTGACAGTTTGGCGGAAGTAATGCAGCTGAAAGGACAGGAAAAGAGCAATTTTACCAGATACTTCCAGTTATGAGAGCCGAAACTGACAGACGGGGGAGCTGTCAGTCTTGACGGAATGGCCACCGTCAACTGATGAGGCAGGCCGGAACAATTAACCCACTAGAAAAGGATTGCAAGCGATGGAAAACAAGAAAAACAATGATTATCTGATTATGGCTATTCCAGAATGGGCACTGTGTTACCTTTATTACGGCGATGAAAGCAACCTTTCAGAGGAAGACAAGAAACTTTGTGATGACTTTTTGAAGAAATACCGCTTTGTTTCTGAAAAGGACGAACAGCCGGAGAGCTATTTTACGCATTATCCGGAATTTGGGCTTGCATGTAATGTCATCGACTGCTACTGCCAGGAGGTTTAATTATGAGAATCAAAATCAAACTTGAAAGGACCCTAACGGAAAATCAAAGGTATTTGTTCAAAGGCGAAAAGGTAAATCAGTTGGGATTGTTCAATATTTTTCAGCACATTGAAATGATGAGCTGGAAAATGACTTTTAAAGAATGGCTTAACAAGCAGATTGCAGCCGGAACCATTACGGAGGCTTGAACCATGAAACAGCAATACCCGCCGAAAACTCCACATGAATGGATTGCTTATTATAAATGGTTTGCAAACAACGCAATGGCCGCGGATCCGATCAGAGCAAGGATCAAAGCCGCCTACATGATCGAGTATTACAACGACATAATCAAAGGACGGATTTAGAAGATTTTTCTATCCCCTAGAACGGAGGCGCGAATAATGGAGCAACAAATTTTTCTATCCATGGAGCTACCGGAAGATCCCTTTAATCTGGTGCCGGAGACAAGAAAGGACATCGAGAAACGGGCCAGAGCCGCTAATAAGGAGATTGAAAGAACGGCGGAACGGAACCGATTGAATCGACTGGCCAAGAACTTGAAACTTGATTTCAAGCCACTGATCACCTTGCAGAAGATTAAGGAAGCCATGGAAAACGGTCCTTATAAATCGTTTGTCACGTTCAGCAACAGGCAGATGTATGAATTCAAGCAGGACGCTGAAAGCCTTTATCTGGTCGATATGCACGGAGCCAAGGCGGCAGAATGGCACCTTATGCCAAACGGCGAGATTGAACGCGTTACATTGTCCGGCGAAAGCAAAATGATTTTCAAATGGGAAGCTGAAAGCCTAAAAGGATAACACACAATGGAAACGGAAATAGAAAAATTAAATGTTCAATATTGGCAGTTATACGACAAGCGTGAAAGCATGAAGATTTTCAATCGTGTTTGTCGAGAGCCGAGCGGACGTTTCTATAAATGGGAAATTGACGCTTGTACCAAGGAAATGAGAAGATTGTCCCGCAAAATGAAAAGGATCAAGGCAGCATGAAAAGGCTATTAGTTTATCTCCGCCGGATCGCGGCCATATTGGCGACGATCGAAGAGCCGGAACTTGTGGACTTTTACAGGAACTAGGAGGCTTTAATATGTTGATTGTCAAACTTGAAGACTATGAAAGATTAAGACAGCAATTCCAAGAACAGGCAGACGGCCATGAAAGAATGATCGGAACGGCCAAAGAACATTTGAAAGAAGCCAAACGGCAGGTAAGGAAAGCTGTCAAGGAAGATAACGTCGATAATCTTCTGCATTGGGAGTTGAAAGTAGATCATTGGGCCAGAGTATTGGATTACAACAGGGAAAGATACAATACATACAGCAAAATAGTAAAGAGTTATGATAGATTAATCAGCAAGATGCAGAAAAACGGAATAAAGCAGATTGTAGCTTAAAGAGTAACCCCCAGAGCCGAGCCGCCCGGCGACAATAGGCGGCAAAGGATGACAAATGATAAAAGGTTATAAGGCTTTTAATAAAGATTTGACTTGCAGAGGTTTTCAATACGAAATTGGAAAGACTTACATACATAATGGTAAAATTGAATTATGTGAAAGCGGCTTTCATTTTTGTATCAAGTGCGCTTATTGCTTTAATTATTACTCCAGAGACGCAAGAATATGTGAAATCGAGGCTTTAGGCGATATTGACCACGATGAATGTAAATATGTAACGAATAAAATTAAAATTATTCGTGAATTATCACATGGTGAAATTTTAGATGCTTGTAACAGCGGCAACAGGAACAGCGGCGACTGGAACAGCGGCAACTTG